CCCCTTACCCTATAAGGCCCCCAAGCTTTTCAAAACAAAAACCCTAAAAAATTTTTATAAAAATTTGACCTTTTCTCCTTTTTTTGATAAACTGCGGGCAGTTTATCAAATCTCCAAATTCCCCCAGCACCCCACCAAAATACCTTGACACCCCCGTAAAAAAGATGCTAGTCTAGAGGGTATCTGAACTTTTAGTTCTGCGAATAACGGTAAATTATGGATTCTGACTTAGACTTAGTACTAGAATTAGAGGCCCTCTTAGCTCCTTCAGAGAGGGATACAGCCAGTGCATATCTACAGGCACGAGAGGTGTTTGCTGATAGAAGCTTTTTATTGAATAATGGGGTTGCACACGCAGACCTCCCTCCCGAATACACCCACCAAGAAAAGACCGAGGCCCTGAGTATCTTTTTAGAGCAACCAGACGCCCCACTTGCACCTACCACTTCTGGCGCCGCCAAGGCCCTTGAGAAGCTTTTAAAGAAGTTTGACTACAATCTCCCCAATGCTACAAACAAAATGCGTCAGTACCTCATTTTTAAGATGTTTGAGCTGGCAGAAAGTGAAGACCCCAAGTTAGCTATAAAAGCGTTGGAGATGTTAGGTAAGGTTTCAGAGATTGGCTTGTTCAGTACCAAGATAGAAGTAACTACAACAGACAAACCTACCAACGAGCTGGAAACAGAGTTAACATCTCTACTAGCCACATATTCTCTAGGGGATTTAGCAGGTGTAAAAGAGGTGCAGGATATTCGTGTAGAGTTAACTGATGAAGAATTGCGAGGAGGGCGCTAATGGAGGAGATGAAGAAAAGACTTGCCACCCTGCCAGAATCAGATCGGATACACTTAGCGCAACTAATAAAAGAATTAAAGAAACGCAAGTCTAGAGAGGAAGCACAAGGTAGCTTTTTATCGTTTGTGCAGGAGGTGTGGCCCGGCTTTATTTATGGGAGGCATCATGCACGTATGGCAAAAGAGTTCGAGAGGGTGGCTAATGGCGAGTGTAAGCGACTTATTATTAACTTAGGGCCTCGGCATACCAAGAGCGAGTTTTCGTCTTATCTGTTACCTGCTTGGTTCTTAGGGCGCTTTCCAGAGAAGAAGGTCATCCAGTGTTCGCATACTGCAGAACTTGCGGTGGGCTTTGGACGTAAAGTGAGGAACTTAGTTGGGTCAGACGAGTACCAGTCCATATTTCCGGGTGTAGGGCTACAGACTGACTCAAAGGCAGCTGGACGATGGAACACAAACTCAGGAGGTGACTATTTCGCTATTGGTATTAACGGAGCGGTTACGGGTAAAGGTGCTGATCTACTGATAATTGATGACCCGCATAGTGAAGGCGATGCTGTTATAGCTCAGTACAACCCTGAAGTGTACGACAAAGTGTTTAGTTGGTACTCATCTGGACCTCGGCAACGTCTACAACCGGGTGGAGCGATCATAATAGTTATGACTCGCTGGAGTCTTAGGGACTTAACAGGGCAGATATTAGAGTCTGCTGCTATGGGTGGGGATAAATGGGACGTTATTGAGTTCCCTGCTATTTTGCCTAGTGGCAACCCGCTTTGGCCTGAGTTCTGGCCTCTTGAAGAGTTAATGGCGGTAAAGGCTGAGATACCTAGCGGCAAATGGCAAGCACAGTACCAGCAACAACCCACATCTGAGTCTACGGCGATAGTTAAGAGAGAGTGGTGGCAGAAGTGGGAAGAGAAGAAACCCCCAGAGTGCGACTTCTTGTTAATGTCGATGGATACTGCGTTTGAGAAAAAGACCAGTGCTGACTACAGTGCGATAGTGATATTTGGAGTGTGGAACAACCCAGAGGATGGAGACCAACCGAACTTAATACTTTTAGAGGCTTGGAGAGAACGGCTAGAGTTTCCAGAGCTAAAGGCTAAGACATTAGAGTTTTACAAGGAATGGGAGCCTGATGGTGTTATTATTGAGAAGAAAGCATCAGGTGCGCCTCTGATATATGAGTTAAGACGTATGGGCATACCCGTACAAGAGTTTACACCGTCACGAGGACAAGATAAGATATCACGACTTAATGCTGTGTCTGATATGTTTGCTTCTGGTAAAGTATGGGCTCCGTCTACTCGCTGGGCTGAAGAAGTGATAGATGAGGTTGCGTCCTTCCCTTCTGGTAGGAATGATGACTTTGTAGATGCCGTGACTCTAGCCCTTGCTAGATTTCGTTCTGGAGGTTTTATAGGTTCCGCTAAAGACAGTATTGACGAAGACAACTGGATGTATAAGAAACGTGCTAACTATTACTAACAAACAAATAACTTAAAGGATCGGCCCATGTCTGCAGTCCCGAATAACATTTTTAAAGCTATGCAACCCCAGAGTCCGTTTTTAGCGGAAGATGATGAAGCCCCTGTAGAGATTAATATAGGTGATCCATCTGACCCTATTGATACTGAAGTTGAAGTAGAGATGGATAAAGAGCCGGGGTTTGATGCAAACCTTGCGGAATACATGGATGAGTCAGATATGACAGCGTTGGTCTCTGATCTATTAGATGACTTTAACAATGATAAGAACGCCCGAAAAGACTGGGAAACTACCTACATAGATGGGTTAGATTTACTCGGTTTAAAGATTGAAGAACGCTCTGAACCTTGGCAAGGTGCCTGTGGTGTATACCACCCCATGCTAACAGAAGCGGCGATACGTTTTCAATCAGAGATGATCTCTGAGACATTTCCGGCACAAGGACCTGTAAAAGCCAAGATAATTGGTAAAGACGACCCTGATACTCAGAAAGCGGCTAAGCGTGTTGTAGAAGACATGAATTACCAGTTAACTGAGAAGATGGTAGAGTTTAGACCCGAACACGAGAAAATGTTGTGGTCATTAGCTTTAGCAGGTGCTTCCTTTAAGAAAGTGTATTTTGATCCTTCTATGAACCGTCAGGTAAGTATGTTTGTACCTGCAGAAGACCTTTATATTCCTTACGGTGCGTCAGATGCACGTACAGCAGAGCGCCTCACTCATGTGATGCGTAAGACCAAGAACGATGTTAAGAAGCTACAGTACGCTGAGTTCTACAGAGATATAGACTTAGGTGAACCATCTAAAGACCTAGACGATGTGCAACAGCGCAAAGATGAGTCAAGTGGTTACAAAGCGACTTATGACAACCGTTACAAACTTTTAGAGATGCAGGTTGAGTTAGACCTAGCTGGCTTTGAAGACATAGATGATGACACTGAAGAAGAGACAGGCATAGCCCTGCCGTACATCGTTACTATTGAGAGTAGTACTCAAGAGATTCTTTCTATTAGACGCAACTGGGATGAACATGACCCTCTTAAACAAGCTAAGCAACACTTTGTACAATATACTTATATCCCCGGTTTCGGTGCTTACGGCTATGGGCTTATTCACCTTATTGGTGGCTTTGCTAAATCTGCAACTTCTATTGTCAGACAGTTAATTGATGCGGGGACTTTATCTAACTTGCCCGGTGGTCTGAAGTCTAGAGGTCTTAGGATTAAAGGCGATGACACACCCATTATGCCCGGTGAGTGGAGAGATGTTGACGTCCCTTCTGCCAACATTAAAGACAATATACTGCCACTTCCTTATAAGGAGCCAAGTGCAACTCTTTTCCAACTGCTTCAAAACGTAGTAGAAGAAGGTCGTAGGTTAGCCGCAGTAGCTGATGTTAAGCTAGAGAATATGAACGGTGAGGCACCAGTAGGCACCACACTGGCTATTCTAGAAAGAACCCTTAAAGTAATGTCAGCGGTACAAGCTCGTGTTCATGCGTCAATGGAACAAGAGTTTAAGTTGATTGCAGCGTTGGTAAGAGACTATACAGCACCTGCTTATGACTACCTACCGGACTTTGATGCACCTGCAACAGCTAAGAAAGAAGATTATGATAAAGTTGATATTATCCCAGTCTCTGATCCTAACGCCAGTACTATGGCGCAACGTATTATTCAGTACCAAGCGGCTATTCAGTTAGCACAACAATCTCCACAGATATACAACCTGCCTGTACTACATCGTCAAATGCTTGAAGTTATGGGTATTAAAGATGCAGACAAGATTGTTATTGTTGAAGATGACCAAGTACCGACAGACCCTGTTACAGAGAATGTAAATATTCTTAAAGCTAAACCTGTCAAAGCCTTTATAGAACAAGACCAAGACGCCCATTTAGCGGTACACCAGAGCATGTTGGACGACCCTAAGATAGCAGCGGCTATGGGACAAAATCCTCAAGCATCAGTGATAAAACAAGCGTTAATGGCTCATATTATGGAGCACGTAGGCTTCCAATATCGCCGTGGTATAGAGACTCAGTTGGGCACTACTCTTCCTCCAGAAGATGCTAAGTTAAGTCCAGAGATGGAGATACAACTAGCTAAGTTATCTGCTGACGCTGCTAAACAATTAATACAAGCTAACCAAGCTGAGCAAGCTCAAAAAACAGCCCAACAGCAAGCGCAAGACCCTGTAGTAATGATGCAGCAAAAAGAACTACAGCTGAAACAACAAGAGCTTAATGATAAGAAAGAGATTGAGCTTAAGAAGATAGACGCTAGTAAAGAGATAGCGATGCTAAACAATGAAGCTAAGTTAATGATCCAAGGTGAAGATGCTAAAGTTCAAGGTTTGTTTAAAGGATTGGATATGGCTACTCAGCAGATAAACGCACAAAACGCTATGCAAGCCGCACCACAAGGAGCACCACCTGCCCCAGCGCCTCAACAACCACCATCTATGCCCCCAGCGCCACCACAACAACCACCTATGGGATAACAAATGACAACAGTATTAGACGTACTGCGCAAAGAACTTGAAGATGAAATAGCCGCTCACACTGATGCCCTCGCAAGAGGGCGGGTAGAAGACTATCCATCTTATAAGCAGTTGGTAGGGACTTTATCGGGTCTGTCTCTAGCACTTAATAGATTAAAAGACCTGCAGAAATATGAGGACGACAATTAATGAGTACGGAAAACATTGGAAATATAGATACAGAAGCCACTATTGAAAGAGGTGAGAAACTGGCAGAAAGACTACCTGAGCCAGTAGGCTACAAACTTCTTTTGATTAAGCCTAAAGTAGTAGACAAAACAGCCAGTGGTATTGAGATGCCAGACTCTTTCAAAAAGAAAGAAGAAGCAGGTGCCGTTGTATGTATGGTCATTAAAGTGGGTCCTATGGCTTACATGGATACAGAAAAGTTCCCTACAGGCCCTTGGTGCACAGAAGGTGACTTCGTGCTAATCGGTGCTTATAGAGGTAGTCGTTTTTCAGTTGATGGGGAAGAGTTTATCCTTGTTAATGACGATATGATTGAAGGTACTGTATCTGATCCTAGAGGTATAGGGAGGGTTTACTAATGTCTGAAGAATATGAAAATGATAGTACGGACTTCGATGATGATTCCATAGAAGTTGAAATTGTTGATGATACTCCTGAAGAGGATAGAGATCGTCCGAAACTTGAAGCAAACGATGACGATAACGAAGAAGAGTTAGAGTCGTACTCTAAAAAAGTACAGAAGCGTATAGACCAGATAAACCATAAGTATCATGACGTTAGGCGTGAGAAAGATGCTTTAGAAAGGCAAAACGCAGAAGCTATTCGTATAGCCCAGACTATTCTTGCAGAAAACGAGCAGTTAAAAAGTACACTTAACTGGGGACACCAAGAGTATACTAAAGAAGCAGCGGGTAGACTTGACTTCGCTCATAAGGCGGCACAAGAGAAATATCGCCGAGCCTTTGAAACTGGAGACACAGATGGAGTGCTGGAAGCACAAGATGAACTGAATGAAGTGTCTAACCAAAAGAGGCAATTATCAACTTTAGTTTCACCTGTACCACAAAAAGCTTTACAACAACAAAATAATGATGTATATATTCCTCAACAATCAGTACCAGAAGCGCCACCACAGGATTACAAAGCCATAGATTGGGCTGGAAAGAACCCGTGGTTTGGTAAAGATGAAGAGATGACCGCCTTCGCTTATGGACTGCACGAAAAACTGGTTAAATCCGGTGTAGACCCTACCTCTGATGAATATTATCAGCGAGTAGACTCCCGCATAAGGGAAATATTCCCAAAAAACTTCGACAGAAAGAAATCGTCACCTGTGGCATCGGTAGGTAGAACTACTGCACCAAGAAAAGTCGCACTAAACAATTCTGAAATCGCAATCGCAAAAAGATTAGGTATAACACCTGAACTGTATGCAAAGTATAAAATAAAGGAGCAAAATCTCAATGGCTAATCTACAAATTGACAGAGCCCCACGCTCTACAGAAACACGTGAAAAAGAAGTACGTCCGGTATCTTGGAAGCCAGCTCATGACTTACCTTCCCCTGATCCACAAGACGGTTATGTGTTCCACTGGAAAAGAGTGTCTATGATGGGTCAAGCTGATCCCGCTAATATGGCTAAGGCTAAACGAGAGGGTTGGGTACCTTGTCAAGCTGAAGATCATCCTGAGATGATGGCTGACTTTGCAGCTTTTGGTTTAAAACCCCAAGGGTTGATTGAAATTGGTGGACTTGTTTTATGTAAGACGACTGTCGAGACTTCAAACGCTCGTAAGGAGTACTACGCAAATATGTCTAGAGCTTCGGTAGAATCAGTTGATAACAACTTTCTCCGAGAAAATGATCCTCGGATGCCTCTCTTTTCTGAGAAGTCATCTAAAGTATCTTTTGGTCGTGGTTCCTGATAACAGGAACTATTTAAATTAAATTAGGAGTTTTTTATGGCATATCCTGCTAATATTGGTCCCTACGGTCTTCTTCCGAATACCCTAGAAGGCGGACGAGTTTATGCTGGTGCAACTCGGTACTTACCGATTGCTTCTGGCTACGCAAAAAACATAGGTTATGGTGATCCAGTATCATTGATTGCTGATGGTTCTATCACTCGTGTTGATGCATCTACTGGTGCTAAAACTGCATGGGCTATCCGTCCTATCGGTGTGTTCCTTGGTTGTTCTTACACTGACCCAACTTTAAAATATAAAGTTTTCTCTCAATACTGGCCTACAGGTACTTCTGCATCTGACGCCATTGCTATTGTTGCTGATGACCCATTAGTTTTATTTAAAGTCAACTTGACTAACGCTGGTACTGCATACACTTCTGGTGCTGCTACATCAGCTGATGTTGGTCAAAACGTAGGTTATTTCGTAACAGCTAACACAGGTTCTATAGTTGATGGTGTTAATACAGCTACTGGTAATAGCGCCACTTCAGTTGATTTGGCTTCTAAAAATACTACTGCTACATTGCCTTTGCGCATTATTAGTATGGTTCAAGAAACTGCATTATCTGATGGTACATTTGTAGAAGCTTTCGTGGCATATACAGCACCTACTATGACTGCGGCTGTGACTCAATCAGGTACTACTCCATTTGCTGTTTCAGCAGTGGCTATTACTGTCGTTGGTGGTCATGCTTACCGCAACCCTGTTGGAATTTAAGGAGTTTAACTAATGGCTGCTATCTCACGCGCGCAACTACTAAAAGAACTTCTCCCCGGTCTTAACGCTTTATTCGGTTTAGAATATGAGCGTTACGGTGAGAAATATAAAGAAATCTTTGAAACTGAATCGTCTGATCGTTCATTTGAAGAAGAACAAAAACTGTCTGGCTTTGGTGCCGCTGCGGTTAAAAACGAAGGCTCTGCTATTACGTATGACAATGCGCAAGAAGCTTGGTCAACTCGCTATACCCACGAAACTATTGCTTTAGGCTTTTCTTTAACTGAAGAAGCTATTGAAGATAACTTGTATGACTCATTGTCTGCTCGTTATACAAAAGCTTTGGCTAGAGCTATGGCTTACACCAAAGAAGTTAAAGGTGCTGCTGTACTAAACAATGCATTTAACACTAGTTATACTGGTGTC